CCCGCCCAGTACGTCCCGACCTCCGCGGCGAGGGAGAACGGCGCGGCGAGGAACGTGACCCCGGTGGCAGGCTCCACCTGGGCCGCCCACCCGGTCCCCTGCGCGACCCGGGTCACGCCTCCCCCGTTGGCGACCCACCCGGTCGCGTTCGCGCCCAGCGACGGGTTCGGGCACACGTTCTTCCGCAGGACCGTGGAGGCGAGCATCAGCCACGTCGACGACGACGCCCCCGCCGTGCCGGACCACTGGCACCCCAGCGTCGCCCCGTCGAAGTACTGCCCGACCACGCTCGTGCCGGTCTCGACGAGCATCCCGCCGAGATCCAGCGTGTCGTTCACGGCCCACGGGGTCCCCGCGGCCGCGTACAGCCGCACGTACGCCCACAGCGCCCCGGCCGGCGCGGTCTTGCTCATGCTCACCCGGGTCCACCCGCCCGACACGTCGACCGCAGCCGACGAGTCGACCCCGCCCACGGTCACCCCAGGAGCGGAGTAGTACGTGACGATGAACTGGACCAGCCGGCCCGCGTGCGACGACCTCGAGTACGCCGACAGGGTCCACGGCTGACCGCCCACGACCGGGACCGTCGCCCCCACCGTCGACCCGACCACGATGCCCGTCGACGCGAACGCGCCCGTGGTGACCGCGGTCCACGTCTGCCGGAAGTACGTCGAGAACACCCCCGCGAGACCACCGGTCGTCATCCGGACACCGGTCGTCGTGCCCGCGCCCGCGTTGACCTGCGTCCAGCCCGTGGACCCCGTGTTGCAGGTCGGGTTGGTGATCGTGTTCGTACGCAAGCGAATCTCCTCACGCGAGAACCGGGCCCGCCCCGTGTGGGGCGGACCCGGTTGAGCCGGCTACTGGCTGAAAGCGGCAGCGGAGTTCCGCTGCCCGTACCGCAACGCCTCCGTCTGCGTCGTCTTGAACAGCACCCGCTTGTCGACCTCCGCGACCACGTGGGTGTGCACGTGGATCACCGGCTGCGGCACCTGGGCCGCGGCCGTGACCGCGAACCCGACCGACTGCGACAGCCCCGGCATCGACAGCGACGGGCTCATGGCGACCTGCCCGACCGCGTGCAGCTTGCTCGCGAGATCCATGACGGGGTTCGTCGCCAGACGGGCGTGCAGGTCGACACCGACACCGACGCCCTCCGGGATCGCCCGACCGACCGTGTCCCGGAACAGCCTCGACGGGGAGTTGATCCCGAGGAACGACTTGGCCGCGCTGAGGAGGCCGTTCGCGAAGTCCTCGACCTTCCCCCACGCCCACGACGCCCAGTCCTCGATGCCCTGCACGACGCCCTGCACGATGTTCGCGCCGATGTTGTACCAGCCGGACACGGTCCGCACGACGTCGTCGTGGGTCCGCGTGAACCAGCCGGTGATCGACTTCCACATCGCCCGGAGCCACTGGTCGGCCGCGTGGTAGGCCCGGACGACCGGGTCGATGACCGCGGCGTAGAACCGGTTCCACTGCCGGACCACCCACGCGAGGATCGCCCGGAACCCGGCGGAGATCTTCCCCGTCAGCCACAGCACCCACCGATGCACCGCGTTCGCGGCCCGGATCACCGGCGCCACCACGTACTCGTAGAACAGGTTCCACGCCGCGGTGGCGTGGTCCGTGATCCACGTCCACGCGGTCTGCAGCCAGCCGAGGACGTTGTTCCACCAGTTGACGACCGTGTCGAAGATCGCCTGGTGGAAGTGGTTCCAGATCGCCATGACGACCGCGATCACCGGCATGAAGATGATCAGCAGCAGCGGCCACCACTTCTTCAGCCAGTCCAGGATCGCGTTCCAGATCCGGACCGTCGTGCTCTTGAGCCAGTTCCACGCCTGAACGATCGGGTCGGTGACGGTGTGCCACGCGGAGTCGAGCCAGCCCGCGATCTTCTTCCACACACCGCGGATCCAGTCGAGGATGCCGTTCCAGACCTCGACGGCCTTCGCCTTGACCTTGTCCCAGACCTGCCCGAGCCACGCCGCGACCTGCTTCGCGTGCTCGACGATCCAGCCCCAGATCTGCCGCCAGTGCGTCCACAGGAACACGACCTGCGCGACCAGCGCCATGATGCCGACGATGATCAACGCGATCGGTCCCCAGATCTCGATGGTCGCCGCGGCGAACGCGATCGCCCCCGCCGTGGCGAGGATCAGCCCGGCCACGAGGGTCACCCCGATCAACGCCGCGAGGGCCTTCACCGCCCCCTCGTGGGTCGCGATCCACTGCGCCACGTCCCGGAGCCAGCCCAGGAGTTTCAGCGCGTACGGCATGAGGGCGTGCCCGATCTCGATGCCGAGGGCCTGCGCGGTCGCCTTGAACCGCTCCATCTGGTTCGACGCGGTCCGCTGGCTCGCGGCGTAGGACTCCGCCAGCGACCCCATCCCCTTGCCGACCGCCTCGTACTTCTGCTTGAGGGTGTCGAGGTTGTTCAGCATCGCGAGGATCGACGCGTCCGACTTCCCGCCACCGAACGCGTGCGACAGCTGCGCGTTCGCGGCCTCCGCCGACAAGCCGCTGTCCTCGAGCCCCTTCTGCAGGTGCTTGAGCGCGACGTAGAACCCGTCGGGCTTCTTGAGGTCGGTGGCCAGCTGCGAGTAGGTCACGTGCGACGCCTTGAGGATGCCGTTGACCGTGTGCTGGGCCTTCCCGACCGACTCCGACGTCAGCCCGAGGGAGTGCAGGACGGTCGTGGCCTTCTGGCTCGGCGCGGCGAGGAGCGCGATCGTCATGCGGAGGCGGGTCGCGGCCTCGTCGGCGTGCGCTCCCCGGTCCGTCATGAACGCCAGCGCGCCGGACGCGGACTGGGCCGAGATCCCGAAGGTCTGCGCGACCGAGTAGAACCCGGTGCCGACGGCCCGGTTGAACGCCTCCATCTGCATGTCGCCGGCGCCGACGGTCGCGTTGAACAGGGCCGCGTACTTCGACGCCTCGCCCGCCTTCGCGCCGAAGGTCTGCATGACCGACGTCAGGCCGTAGGTGGTGTCGTCGAGGTTCGCCCCGGAGATCGCCGCGAGGTGGGCCGACTGGGTCAGCACGTCCATCGCGACCTTGCCCCGGTACCCGACGGACTCGACGTGGTACAGCGCCTCCGCCAGCTTCTCCGGCCCCTGACCCGTGGCCATCGCGAGGTTGAGCACGGACTGCTTCAGCGAGTCGACCTCGTGCTGGCTGGCCCCGGCCTGCGTGTGGACCCGCTCCATGTACGCGTCGAACTCCGACGCCATGTGGATCGTCTCGGCGGCGACCGCGCCCGCCGCGGCGGCCATGATCCCGCCGGTCGTCATCATCTGCTTGCCGGCGCTCTTCCACGACGCGGCACCCGACTGGGTGACCTTCGCCTGCAGGGCCTCCGCTTCCCCCATCTTGGCCGCGAACTCGCCGATATCGGCCATGAGGTGCGCGACGACGGGCGGGAACACTCCACCGAACACCGGTGCCTCCTACGCGCGAGCGGCTGCCGCCCACGCCTCGGTGAAGATCTGCTGCGCCTCGCCCGCCATGAGGGTCCGCAGCGCGGGCCCCATGAACGGGTAGGGCGGCTGGTTGTACACACGCCCGAGGGAGTCCGACCCGGAGAACCCCAGTTCGAGCCGCCGCGCGTACTTCACGGTCGGCGCGACCGTGGCCTGATAGCCCGTCGCGCCGACCGGTCCCTTCTCCGTGACGGTGATGCTGTTCCGCAGCCGTCCGGTGACGACCCCCGGCCCCTCACCAGGGCGGGCCCCCTGCGTCCCCAACGCTGCGGACCGGGCCGGGCCGGTGGCGTTCTTCTTCGCGTGCCGGATCAACGCCATGCTCGCCCGGTTCACCGCGACCCGTGACGCGGCCGCCTCCCGGGCCACCCACCGGTCCAACGCCGCCGAGAACTCCCGGGAGCCCGTCCACACGACCCGAATGCCACTGGCCACCACCGATCACCCCCGCCCGCCCGTTCAGGACTTGCTGGCCCGTTGCTGGGCCTCCTCTTCCGCCTGCTTCTCGGTGGCCGCGAACGCGAGGACCCACGACGCGAACTCCATCGGCAGGTCGTCGACCTGGTCCGGGTGCGTCATGTGCAGCGTCCGCATGATCCGGTACGTCACGTACTCCGCTGGCAGCTCCCGCCCGACGTCGTTCCCGTCGAGCAGGGCCTCCCTCAGCCGGCGGAGGGCTGCGTAGGGGAAGCGGGGTCCGGGTTGGGCTCGAAGTTCGGCATGAGGAGCCGCTGGACCTTCTGGGCCGCGTTGTCGAGCGCGGCGGCGTCGTCGAGGGACAGGTAGCCGAGGGTGTCCTCGGTCGAGGCCGACGGGATCGGCAGGATCTCCCCGACCGGCTCACCGGTCGCGTCGTCGAAGTCCCGCACGTCCCACGCGACGATCAGCGTGCGCAGGATGTTCGCGAGGATGCGGAACCCGGCCTGGGCCTTCCCGGTCTCGAAGTCGACCCCGTCGAACAGGCCGGCCCGGTCACGGTTCCGGACGGAGCGGGTGCCGCGCAGGACGACGCGGAACCCCGACGGCAGGGTGATGACCTCCCCACCGACCGGGACGGGCAGGTGTGCCTCTGCGGGCACGACCGGGGCGGGGACGGCCTCCGGGGCCGGGACGCTCTCCGGGGCGGGGACGGCGGCCGGGGCGAACACCTCGGCGGGCTGGCTGGGCTGGATGGACATGTGTCGGTTCCTTCTCTCGTGCTGGATGGTGCTGGACATGCGTGTGGGGCCCCACCGCCCCCTCCACGAGACGGTGGAACCCCACACACGACCCCTCCACGGCGAGAGCGGGGCCCACCCACGAACAGGCGGACCCCGCTCGACGCGAGGGGAGCTCGGTCAGCCGAACGTGCCGGCCGCGAGGGAGTTGATCACCGTCACGAGGGCCGGCGACAGACCGCCCGAGGCTCCCGCGTCGGTGCTGTTGAGGATCGCCTGCCACGTGGCCTCGACCTCCACGTACGACTTGCCGCGGGTGACCTTCACGTCGTCGTACTGCACGTTCGAGCACTGGAAGGCGACCGACGCGTTCGCGCCCTGCGAGAACGTCGCGGTGATCGGGCCCGGGCCGGAGTTCCCGGCGAGGGCGGTGTACGGCGTCTCGTCGACGGCGACGAACGTGAACTTGCCGTCGATGGCGAGGGTGCCGACGAACAGCGCGTACGGGTCCGCCGTGCCGAGGGTGAAGATCGGCTCCGCGCCGTCCCTCTTGAGGTTGATCTCGCCGGACTGGATGTTGTTCTGCGCGACCGCACCGAACTTCAGCGCGCACAGCCAGTTGGCGATGGGGGTCAGCGTGCCGAACGTCGGCGTCGGCGCGGACGCCGTGGCGGACACCTTCGTGATCGCCTTCGCGTCGTACGAGAGGAGACCCGACGGGTCCCACTTGAACCCGAGCTCGGTGAACTGGCACCCCGCGTACTGCCGGGTCGCGAGACCGCCCTGGGTGTCGGTGAGTGTGTAGGACTTCGGCTGCCCGTCACCGGAGTTCAGCAGCGCCATCTTGTGCGTGTACGGCGCCGACGCGCCCGTGGTCGCGAGGTCCCCGAGGACACCCGCGAGCAGGTACCCGACCGTGTCCGCGAAGCAGTCACCCGACACCGACACCTCGGCCGACTGGGTCCCGTTCTGCATCCCGTAGTTCGACCCCATCGACCCACGCCAGCCCTCGTCGGTGAGCTTGTTGATCTTCGGGTCCGGGTCGAACTTCTTGACCGGGATGAACGCCGTCGGCGCGACCCCCGTGCCCTTCACTGCTTCCTTCGCGATGCCGATGGTGGTACGCGAGGTGGCGAAGTTACCCATCCTGTGCCTCCTTGCCTACCGCCGTCAGGCGGTCGGCTCCTGCGACTCCGGCTCGTCCGGGTCGCTGACTGGTGCGGGGTCGGGGACGACGACCGGGGCCGGCGGCGGCGTCTTCGCCGTGCCCGCGGCCCACAGCGGGTGCTCGTCGAACGACTCGTCGTCGTCCGCCAGCTGCACCGTGTCTCCGTGCTCGACGACCTTCGGGCCGTCGAGGGTGAACGGGACGAGCACCTCGGCCTCGCCCAGGTACGTGTACGTGCGAGCCATGACGGCTCACCTCCTCGTGTCAGGTGATCTGGTTCCACTCGAGCACCGGGAACCGGACGACCGCCCAGGTGTCGACCCAGCCGCCGTCCTCCGTCCCGAGTTCGGGCTCGCCGTACTCGACCTCGAGCCCTTCGTACGCCCCGGAGATCAGGCCCGCGTTCATCGCGGCCGGCTGACCCAGCCCGAGCGACGGGTCCGACCGGAGCTGGTTGCACGTCGCGTCCACGACGTCGTCGAACTGGTCCATCGCGTCCTCGGCCTTCGGCTCGACGGACCGGTGGAACAGCTGCAGCCCGACCGTGTACCGGGTCAACCGGCCTCCGCCCGCGCCGTCCATCGCCTCCGCCTGCTCCGTCTGATGCTCGACGGTGACGACCCCGACCGCGCCGCTCGTCTCCCCCGGCGCACCGGACGTGAACTGCATCCCGCCGAGATCCTTCGGCTTCGCCGGCAGCACATTGTTGAGGCCGGTGACCGGGTGCTGGGTGAGGTACGTGGCGACGAGGTGGCGGATGCTCTTCCTGCTCACGGGACGACCGGCCGGTACAGGGCGAGGATCGCCTCGGCCATGTCGAACTCCTCAGCGCCCGGCTCGGACCCGTCCTGCTTCACCGTGGCGGCGTTCCCGCCCCGCATCACCAGGGCACCGGACCCCCGCTGCTTCAACAGCGCGGTCACCACGTAGATGCAGGCCTGCTCGACCTCCTCGGGCATCGCCGTGAACGCGGCCCCCGCCGCGAACGCCTTCCCGACCGGCCTCGTGAGGGTGACCGTCGACGCGACCGGGTCGACCGACGCGACGACGACCGTGGTCGACGTGAGCGGCGTCTGGCCGGACCCGGCTCCGGACGGCGCCCCGCCCTGCTCGACCCTCACCTGCTGACCGGGCATGAACCCCGTCACGTCGACGACCGGCACCACCGTCTCCGTGCCCGTCAGGGCCCCGTCGAGGACGGTGACCGCGTACCCGGCCACGTAGGACAGGGACACGTACACCCGCGACCCCGGGCGGGCCGTGCCGAACTGCAGCGGCCCCGTCCACCCGCCCGCGAGGAGCGACGTCATCGGCGCGACCACCGACTGGTTCTCCACCCACACCGACGACAGGTCAGCCAGCGTCGACAGGTTCGCCGCGTCCGGCCCGAACGAGATCCCCGACACCGACACGATGGGGTGCTGCCTCGGGTGCAGCCTCATCGTCCGGTCCGGGGACACCGCGACCCGCATCGGCTCCGTCGTGGCCTGCGCGGTCAACGGCTGCTCCGCGCACCCGTCGCACCAGCCCGACGCCTGCCGGATGATCCGGTCCAGCTCCGCGTCCTGGTCGGCCTGCGTGCCCCCGCGGATCAGCGACTGCGTGTCCTGCGACGTCGGGGAGCACCGGTACTGGTCCCGCGTCAGGTACGGGATCGTCCGATCCGGCACGCGACGGTTGAACACCGGAGTCACGGTCACGAGATCAGCCCCCTCACGTACTTCTCGGCCTCGTAGTCAGCGGCCGACGCGTGGTGGATCCCGCCGTGGCCACGGTGGTGCCGCACGCACAGCACCATGAGGTTGTCGGCGGACTCGACCCACGCCCCGACCTCCTCCGGGTCGTCGATCCCCGGGTACGCGGCGGCCAGCCAGTGCAGGTCGACCCCGTTCTGCATCGAGAACTCGACGTGCGAGTGGTGCAACTCGAGCGGGTGGTCGAGGTCGCACTCGGAGAAGTCGTTGCGCGCCTTACCGATCGAGCACTGCCACTTCTCCGGGTCCTTCTTCCACTCCCGGTGCAGATGCTCGAAGTCCCGGTAGTGCGGGTCGTCCTCCCGGGGCGGGTGCGGCGGGTAGTGCACCACGTACCGGTTCGTCGTCGACTGGTCGTGGGCGGGCGTCACCTCGCTCATGCCTTCACCTCCTGCGCCGCCAGCACCGCGGCGAGATCTCCCGGCGTGACGAAGTTGTCCGGCACGTTCGGCACGAGGTCGAACCCCGCGACCCGGTACGCCCGGACCACCAGCTGCGAACAGATCAACCGGTCACCCCGGTTCAGCCGGTCCTCCGCCCACCAGCGGATGCCCCACCGGCGCAACGCCAACGCGGCAATGTCCTTGAACGAGTAGGGGATGCCGAGCATTGCCTGGCACGCCCCGATGATCCGGTCCTGCTCCCTCACCGTCAGGTCGAACCGGGACCACGCGATGTGATCGCCGGTGTACTCCGACAGGTGCCCGACCGCGACCCCACGCGGGTTCGCCTCGACCACCACGTCCCCGCCGAGGCAGATCCCACAGTGGTTCGCCCAGGAGCCGGTGAACCACCGGATCAGGCGGGCGACGAACCCGTTCGTTGCGACCACGAAGTAGTCGCCCGCCTGCGGGGTCACGCCGAGTGCTCGCAGCCCACCGACAGCGCGCCCTCGGGCGGCCCGTCGGGGAAGCAGACCGGGCAGACACCGTCGAGGCCCTGCTCGGCGTCGTCCGCGGCGTCGTCGTCCCCGGCGGGGTCCGTGTCAGACGGGCCGCTGGGGTCGGCCGGCGCCGGGCCGGGCGTCGGGTCGGCCTCGGGGGCGGGAGGCTGCTCCTGCCCGTCTCCTGCCACACCCACGCCCGTCTCGGCGGCCTCCGGGGCGGGAGGGGTCGTCTCGGGGGCCGGCGCGGGGTCCGTGCTCTTGTCCTTGGGCATGTCCTACTCCTTCTCGCACGTCCCGCCGCAGCGGGAACAGGTCACGAAGAACGAGCCGAAACCGCAGACGCGGCAACGGCGGCCGGACGAGCGCGAGAACGCCCCACCCGGCGATGCCTCGGTGAACCCGGCCTGCCGCAGCACCCGAGCATCCGAGTCGGTGACGGTGTAGATCCCGCCGTCATGCGCGTCGTACCGGCGCACCGCACCCCCGGCCTGCGGCACCTCCGTCTGCTTCACCAGACCGTCAGGGGCGAGCAACCTGCGGGCCATAACCGGGCACCTCCTCGACCAGCCGACGACGACGGACCTTCGGACGAGGCCGGTGCTTCCGGCACCGCCCCTCCTTCGCACCCGGCTTGACCTTCACCGGGCGGTGACACTCCGGGCACACGTGAGCCACGCGCGCCTCCTCTCCGGGTAAGCGAGAGCCCCGCCCCCGGATCACCGGGGACGGGGCTCACGACGTCAGGGCCGGTCAGCCCTTCTTGATGCCGGCGACCATGCCCTGCCACTTCGGGGCGTAGCAGAAGAAGGTCCCGTACCAGTACGAGCTCGTGTCGTACGAGTTCTGGATGATCGGCCACTGCATGGCCATGTAGTCCTGGACGTTCCGGACCGACCACAGGTTGTCCACGTTGCTGTCCGCGAAGGGCAGCGTGTGGGACAGGATCGGCGCGTTGCCCTGCGGCAGGTACGGGTGGACCGTGAGGTCGACCATCTTGCCGGTGACCTCGTTCTGCAGACCGGTGACGATGTTCCCGATCTGGTGGCCACCGGACCCGTCCGCGTTGAGCGTCAGGCGGTAGCCGTTGCTCGAGTTGCCCTTGATCAGGTCGGACAGCTGCTTGCGGTCGAACCCGTTCATCAGCACCTCGTCGGGGTCGGCGAGGTTGAGCGCGTACATCGCGGCGAACGCGTTCTGGAACTCGACGCCCGGGTTGGCCGTCGAGAAGGTCGCGTTGAGGCGCTTCACGTACCCGGCGCTGGCGCCACCGGCGATCGTGAGGATGCCGTCGTAGTCGAGCGCGGACGCCGACGTGTCGGTGGTGACCGAGGACGCGGCGGTGCCCGACGTCGGGAGCGGACCCTGCACCGTGACGACGTTGCTGCCGCCCGACGCCGCGAGCCAGAGGGCCGCGTCGCCCGGGTTGGCGGCACCGGTGCCGATGTACACGTTGTAGCCGACCGCGCCGGCGACGTCGGGGACCGTCACGTCGAGGACACCCGCGGCGACCGCCGTGGTGACCGCGGCCGACAGGACCGACTCGCCGAACACCGACGCGGCGGTGACCTTCACGTAGTAGTTCGTGTTCCCGCCCGAGATCGGCGTCTCACCGGCCGCGGCCGCACGGACCGCCGCGGTGACACCGGTCGGCTGGGCGAGGGCACCGGAGAACCCGGCCGCCGTGCCACGACCGCCCAGGAGCAGACGCTCCTCGGACAGCATCGACGAGTAGAGGACGGAGGCCTGGTCGAGCGCCCGCGCGTCCATGAACCCCTGACCGGAGAACTGGGCCGAGAACGGCACCGAGCTGGAGAGCCCGAACTGCAGGTACGGGATCGACCGCTCCGAACCGGCGTACGAGATCTTCTTGCCGCGGTTCAGGGTGACCGGGCCGAACGTCTCCGTGGTGGTGTCGGTGATGCCGGGGCGCATGGCCTTCGGCCCGCCGACGGTGCCGGAGATCCCGTCGATCTGCTTGAACTGGTGGGCCGTGCCGATGCCCTTGCCGCGCGGGATCTTGTTCCGCAGCGGCGTCGGCTTCGGGAAGAGCAGCTTGGCGGGGGCCTCGAGGTCGTAGGCCACGTAGCCGGTGCTGAGGGGGCTGGTGAGGGTGAAGTCCTTCTGGACGTTCGCCTGCTCCAGCGCGGACGTGACGGACGCGATCGTGTCCGCGGACAGGGCCTTGGCGATCTCACCGTCGCCCAGGAGCCGCTGCATCTGCATCGCGGACGTCTCGGCCTTCACGAGGACCGTGCCACCGGACTCGTGCGACGTGAGGACACGGTCGCCCTTCGCGGTGTTCGGGGCCTCCATGAGGGCCGTCTGGAACGCGTCGAACTTCGACGCGAGGTCGGCCGGCGACGTCGCGTCGCCGAACATCTCCTCGATCTTGGACATGCGTGCATCCCCTTTCGTGGGGTGGAAGTGACTGGCTGTGTGGGGTGCCCGGGGTCAGCGGGCGGCGGCGACGCGCTTCTCGGCGGCGAGGGCCCTGTAGCCCTCCGCGACCATGCGGTCCTGTGACCGCTCGGCCTTCGCGTCGAACTCGGCGGCCTGCGTGAGCAGGAGGTTCCGGTCGACGTCATCCGCGAGGCTCTTCGCGACGCTGGTGCGGACCCGGACGGGTCCACCGGGGATCGGCTGCGCCTTGACCTCTGCCAGCTCGTCCCGCAGCGACTTGATCGCTGCCCCGTGGGACTCCTCGGCCTTCGCCAGTGCCTCCGTGACCGCTGCCGAGATCCGCTCCTCAAAGCGGGCCTCGAACTTCGCGAGGAGCCCGTCGACTCCCTCGCTCTTGGTCGCGTCCACGGTGACAGCCTCCGGGGCCTCCTCCGTGGATGCGATCTCCTCGGGCGTGTCGCCCTTGGTCTCCTCGGGCTGGTCCGCGAGGAGCAC